CAGGAACATCCAAACGTTCTTCGTTATTTAGCCCAGATGAAGCCAGAACACCTAAAAGTCTTTGGTCATGTTTTTCCGGAAGACTTAATAATTACATTAGATGAAATCTGTAGGAATTTGGCCGATAATCATGGCCTACCTCAGGAACTTGACGACACCTATTATGACAGAGATCTAGTCATGGATAGGATAGTCAAATACCTTAGAGATACAGGGTACACAGGAAATCTGTATACACAACATCTAGTCGACAAAATAATCAGAAGATTAGTCTCATTGTATCAAGAAGTCTCCGATTTGTACTACGGAAACATACTCAGTACTACAACGGACTCTTTAAGAGCAATTACTCTTCTGCTATTTATAATCGACGATGAAGTCATATACCAAATCCTGTTCCCTCGTCCTAAGAAACAAATTGTAATTAATAAGTCCCCAGTAAAACGTAAACAAAGCGATACTAGACCACCCTTACCTTATCCAGATGTTTCACCGGAGCTCGATACGAGTAGCCATAAGTCTAATAGTGATCCAGCAACAAAAGGGCCAAACAAAGTTAAACGTTCGAATCAAAGAAGCACACTTAGGGCCGGTTCACGTCGAGATTCAGTTAACAAATCAAGACGTACCTACGTCCAAGGAAGATTCAACGGTACCACCAAGAAGGATAACCCAGCTAAACAGGGAGATCCACACAAAGGTAGAACTATTGGCATTCCTCGGACGTTCTTTGCCGCTACGAATTACCTATCCAATTCAAGAATTGATAGGAATTCACTTAGAGATGCATTGTCTCAGTTAGCGTTATGGAGGAAATTGGACAATAAAAGGAAACAGCTACGTATTATAGATAAGATATTCAAGTCATTAATTATTTCTTACAGCTTCGTAATAAAACAGACTAATTGGAAAGACGATAAGAGGACGATCGGTATGACAAGGTTCGTCAGGGATTTCGTGCTACAAGTTACTTTCAGAGGTCTAACAGGTGTTGTTCAATGGGCTAAAGCACTCTCGTTCGATGCAGAGCGCGCTTTGTTGGGTGATACGGTACCGTATCTATGGGAACAGTATTACACTGGCATCCATAGAGGTATCCTACATTCACAACAACAGTTAGCTTTACTCGCAACGTTTGCACGTTCAATCCCACCGATACATAACGAAAAGGCCGCTAATCGGGCAGTACAAAAGGCCGTCAAAGCTTGGACAAAACCTCAAGTCGTCCAAACAATATTAGTCGATACTGATAGAACAATCAGTCTTCGTCAAAAGAGAACTAGGATAGTCAACTCTTTACGAGCGGAGGTCAGGAATCAATTTTCGACTCCTCATCCTTCAATGCTATATCCAGAAGGTGCATTCTTGCATTCAATGGTCACAAGAGGACTCTACATTGATGAACTCAATGGAGTACCTGGGGCCTGGAAAAAGTATGGAAGGGCACAACTCCGTAAAGAGGCATATATCGCTGATCTCAAGAACTACAATATGTTGGCAAGTACAAACAGCCAAATTATTGCGACTAGGACTGAAGAAGCTATAAGAAAAGATAACCGAATTAAGCAGTTAGACTACCATATAAATGCGTCACGTCAACGTTTGGAAGTACAAGACCAGACTGTAAATCTCGCTGACCTAAAGAAATTTACAAAAGAAACGCTCAAACAACTTAATAATAGAACTATCAAGGTCGATAATAACAAAATTAAGTTGAATGTCCCCGTGATGAAGCCTTCTTATTTAACAGAAGCTTCATGCTTTGAGAACTCACGAGGCAAGGGTGGGTCTTACAAACTATATTATGACCAGATGAAAGAGTTTACTAAGCTCGTACCAAAGAACCCTGATGGCACGTTGGATACTACGAAACAACACCAGATTCAGATTGGCGGGCGATGGTATAACTTCAAGGATGTTACACAAGAAGATATGTGGGCATTCATAATCAACAACCAGCAGAAAGGACCAGCTAAGTCGAAGATATGCGCCATACCTGAAAAGGGTGGTAAGTACCGTATCGCTAACGTTGCTGATAAAGTTACTACCAGCCAAGCTCAACCACTCGGGGACCAAGTCATAAATATATTGAAAAGACACCCCCTTCTTAAAGGGGCGTATACTGATGACCACACATATAACGCAAGACGACTTTGGGACGACAAAAGAAAGGACATGGTGAGACGATTCTACTCTACCGACATGAACCAAGCAACAGACACATTAAAGAAGGACGTGATATACGCAATTGTGGAAGGCATTTCAGAAGCACTCTTATGGAATGCAACTCAAAAAGAGCAGGCAATGCGCACAGTAAGACCAATGGATTTGTACAACCAGAAATACCTGGGACAAAACATTAATGGTACATTACTGGGCTTACCTCTTAGCTTCGCAATTCTGTGTATAGCACATTTATACTGTGTACAGGCTATGTCATCTATAGGTATCAGACGAACCATTGTCTATGGGGACGACATGGCGTCTTATTGTACTCCTAAAGACTGGGATCTATATTTAACTAGATGCACCAGTGTCGGATTTACTATTAACAAGAGTAAAACACATATCTCAGATGTCGGCTTTACCTTTTGTGGGAAAATTTATAAGGTATTCGGAGAGCACGTCAATTGGATCCGCGCTTCGAAGCTATCAATCGTTACTGGGGCTTCATCCACTAACAAAAACTGGA